AGCTTTACCATCAACTACACTACCAAGGTCGATGATGGGTTTATATCACGACATAGATCCATCAGTTGCTGGAGATGCGTATTATAACATATACGGCAGCTATCCTTGTAGAAGGTTGGTTGTTAGTTTCTACAACACAGCTCATTTTGCATGCAATAGCTTGATATCTAATTTCCAGATAATAATTTATGAATTAACAAATATTATAGAAATTCACATAGAAAGAAAACAAACATGTAATACGTGGAATGGTGGTAGAGCTTGTTTAGGTATACAAAATACAGCTGGAACTATATCATACACACCACCAGGAAGAAACACAGGTGCATATACGATAAATACACCAGAAGCTTGGAGATTTGCACCAAACGGAATACCAACCTATACATTCAATTGGCTTAATACAAATAACACAAATCCAACATACTCACACTGCTATGACTCAGATAGTACTTTAATTGGTAGGGTTATATACGATGTCTGTGGTGGTGGACAGATTACAAAATACGATACAGTAAATGTTTCTAGACAAGAATATGATTTTGATTTAGGTATTTCTATAAACTAAAACTATTTATAAGAAACATTGATTAATGATCAAACTCCGTAATTTAGTTGAGTATAAAAATAGAAATGAACTTAATCCAAAGATCTTTGAGGGTGATTCTATTAAGAAAAAACTAAGAGATGTACTATTAAAGGTTGCAAATCAATTCTATAAAGAATTAGATATCAAACAACCAATAGAAGATATTGTTTTAACTGGAAGTTCTGCCAACTACAACTGGACACCAACCAGTGATATCGATATTCACTTAGTAATAGACTTCAAAAAATTCAAAGATGCTGAAATGGCTAAAAATTACTTCACCGCAGCTAAAGATTTATTCGGAGATAAGTATGATTTAAAGTATGGATCAAACCCAGTAGAAGTTTATGTGGAAGACAAAAATGATGAGCGACCACATATAATGGGAATATACTCTATTCAAGATGATAAGTGGGTTAAAAAGCCATCAAAAGAAAAGATTGAAATCTCAGATAAAGAAATAAAAGCGAAAGCAGATCCAATAGCAGCCAGTATCGATAAAGTAGATCCAACTAAATCAGGTAGTGTAGCTAAATTAGATAAGATAAAAAACAAGCTAAAACAACTTAGACAAAGCGGTCTTGATAAAGATGGTGAATACTCAATCGAGAATTTAGCATTCAAACACCTGAGAAATACAGGATATCTTGAAAAACTATCAGATAAAAAGATAGAGGCGCGAAAGATAGACATGACTGCTGATATATTGAAAGAGTATGTTGGGAAATGGCCCGAGCTTGTTCAACCAGATGATATAGCTAAATTAGACACAAAGTTAGATAATACCTTTAAGGACGTACCATTAGATATTCACTTTTCCAATCACTTTGCTAAACAAGTGAATCTTAAACGCAACATAGAGCCAATTACACCAGAGGAATTAGCTGCTTTATTTGACAAAGTACACACTGACTACAACATTCAACTAAAGAAACTCAGCACAGCATCACAGGGTATTTTAAAGGATTTGAGTACACAAATAAACGTACCATTTTACATTGAATATGATCGAGGATTAAAAAAACTAAGACTAGTAGCTGCAACAGTGATGCGAAATCCTGAGTTTAAATCAAACAATCCAAGAGATGTAATATACCCAGTAACAACAATACCAGTAGAAAAATAAAAAATAAACACACACACTATGAATGTATCTATTTGGCCAGGATCAAGTTCTTTTTCACCAGGACTAACTCCGTTTGGATATTATGATTTTGATGCACAATTTCAAACCGATGCTGATAAAGTGGCTAAGTGGTGTGCAACTAGATTAGGATATCCTATAATGGAAGTGGAATTACAAGATATTCACTTCTACGCAGCTTTAGAAGAATCGATTACTGAGTTTAGTACTCAAGTTAATATGTACAATGCAAAGGATTATATGTACACATTAATTGGTGCTTCTAATCAAGAAAACTTAACAGGAAGAGTTATTACTCCTAATTTAGGAAGAACAATTGAGATATCTAAACAATACGGTTCAGAGGTAGGTTCAGGTGGTACAGTAGACTGGAAGCGTGGATTTATAGACTTAGTACCAGGACAGACACAATATGATTTAGATACTCTATGGGCTAATCCTTACGAAGCTAGTGCAAGTATTGAGATTAAGAGAGTGTTCCACGACTTTGCTCCTGCAATCATTAGATACTTTGACCCCTACGTAGGTACGGGTGCCGGTACTCAGCAACTACTAGATTCATTTGGATGGGGATCGTACTCACCAGCTGTGAGCTTTTTAGTAATGCCTCTTTACGCAGATTTACTACGTATTCAAGCAATTGAAATGAATGACCAGATTAGAAAGTCCTCATATAGCTTTGAATTGCGTAATAATAAATTGAGAGTGTATCCGATTCCAACCATGCCTATTAAGATGTGGTTTGAATATATACTCACCGCCGATAGAAACAATCCACTACACACAGCTGATACTAACACAATTAGCGACTTGAGTAATATACCATACAATCGTATGATATACAACACAATCAACGATATTGGAAAGCAGTGGATATACAAATACGCACTTGCAATTGCAAAAGAAACACAGGGTTTAATCAGAGGTAAGTACTCAAGTGTTCCAATCCCAGGCGCAGAAGTAACTTTAAACGGTAGTGATTTAGTAACACAGGGTAGAGAGGAAAAAGAAAAACTAACAACCGAACTACAAACACTACTTGATTCACTAACCAGAAAAGGTCAAGCTGAGAGTGAAACTATTATAGATGAGGCGTTACAAAAGAAACTTAAAAACGTACCACTTTTTATATACATTAAGTAATGGCACTATTTGGTAAAGCTCGCGATATATCATTTATACATAAGATAAATGAAGAATTACTCAATAATATAATTGAGCAAGAGGTAGATTATTATGAGCTTTACGTACCGGATACACAAACAAATGTATACGGTGAAGGAGTGAATAAGACATACTACACACCAGTAAGATTAACTTGTTTAATAGAGAGGGGTGACCAAAACGTAACCACAGCCGAACAATTTGGATTAGATGCTATACAAACACACACCTTTAGATTCCTAAGAAAGAAATTAGTAGAAATAAATTTAGTACCTCAAATAGGTGATATTGTTGAAGATAGAGGTAATTTCTATGAGATTACAAATACCAACGAAAATGAATTTTTTGTAGGTAAAGATGATAATTACCCCAAAACACCAGGCAATGAGTTTGGTAACAGCTTATCCATAATATGTACAGCACACTTAGCTCGTGTAAATAGATTGCAAATCATAAAAAGTAGACTATAATGTATACTAGAAAGCCATTAGGATCAAAGGATCAAGATTCACGAAATAAAAAATACAATCGTGCAAATGATGTACGTAGAGATGATGATAGAATTAAGGACTATGCTATAGGCTTTTTAGATATAGATAATGCAATTCAATACTATTTTGATAATGTAATTAAGCCACAAGTTATTGAAGCTGGAAACATTGTTAAAGTTCCTGTAATATATGGATCACCAGAAAGGTGGAAAAACTTTCAACAAGATGGCTATTTTCGTGATAAGGTAGGTAAGATACTAACACCATTAATTGCCTATCAAAGAAATAGTGTCACTCGAAATAGAGGATTGAGTAATAAGATAGATGGAAACTATCCACAACTTTACTACCCAGTAGAAAATCAATATACACAAAAAAATAAATACGATGCTTTTAGTGTATTGACCGGAGCAAAACCAGTAAAGGAATATTACAATATAATTATACCGGATTATGTAGATATAACATACAATGTAATTATCTGGACAAATTATGTTGAGGAGATGAATAAGATAGTTGAAAGTGTTTTATATAGTGAAGGATCTTATTGGGGTAATCCAGAAAGATATAAATTTCGAACAAAGATTGATAGCTACACAAATACAACAGACTTATTACAAGATGATGAAAGGGTTGTTCGAACTTCTTTCGATCTTACCATTTACGGATATATTGTATCGGATGCATTGATTAAACAACTTAGCGAGCGTCTTAGTCCAAAGACATTCTCACAGCGTCAAATACAAGTTAAAACAGAAGCTGAGGGTATAGGTGAGATAGAACTAATGACCTCCGATACAGAACTCGAAATACAAGGAGTTGAAAGTAGGCAAGAGAGAGCTAATAATATAACAACTAATACTGCTCGATTCGCAGCGAACTTCTACGATAACACAACAAACGCAGATGATTTTGTTTTTACATTAAATGGTAATCCTATACCAAAAGCGGCTGTATTAAATTTTACAAATACAACAAATAATGTGTGTATTCTAACTGTTAATGTGGGAGTTCTAGGTTCAACTTTATCATCTACCGATGTTGTTATTGCAATAGGTAAGTTTGCGTAATAATTCGTATATTTATAATTAAAATACTGTTTAGTGGCTACAACAAGAGTCCCCTTTAAATGGAATAATGCTAATTTTGCTTGGGAAACAAATCCATTTCCTAATCAAAGTAGAAATCCATTTACGTGGGATGACGTAGCTTTATTACAAGAAATAGCAGCTGCTGGTCACAAGTACGATGAGGTATTCAAAGACCAAAAGAAAAAGAAACGATTCATTACCTTATTATGCAAAGTAAAAGGGTATGATAAATATAAAGAGACCAAAGAGGTAAAAGACTATCAAATCACAATAGAAGATGTGGAGTTAGTTCTTAAAGAAGTATTAAACGTGAACATAAAAGTGGATATATAATGTACAAACTATTTACAGACAAGCCAGAAATATTCGAATGCAATATTAAAATTGATGGAGCATCCTTAGCAAATAGCCAAGCCCGACTAATAATAGAATCGGAGCACGTAAACATTTTATTTAAAGGATCTATTGATGAGGATGGAAAGTGTAAAATTCCAATCAAAAAGCTCAAAGGCTTATTGTCTGAAAATGCTAAAGGTGAGATAAAATTAGAAGTTATAGCAGATGATACTTATTTCTTACCTTGGAAATCTGAGTTTTCTGTAGATGCATCAAAAAAGATCACAGTTGAAGTTAAATCACAGGACGCTCAAGTTATATTAGAAAACGCACCTAAAGTACAAGTTACAGAGGTGAAAGAAGCAAAACCAGAACCGCAGAAAAAAGAAGAAGTGGAAACACCAATTAAAGAGCATGTGGTTAAGTTAATTAGATTGCTTGTTAGAGAAGATATCAGCTTGAAAAATATAACAATTAAGAAGGATAGAGTGAATAATATTATAGCCACCTACATGAAAGTTAAAGCTATTAAACCAACTCACACAAAACAAATTGTTGAGGGAATCCTTGAAAAACTACAATAATAGTTGATTTTTACAATTAAATTAACTATATTCAACTAGTTACACAATATGGCATTACCAGATTTAACCGGCCTAAATATTGAAGATACCTACCCAAGGTTACTTCAAACTGATGGTACAATCGTATATGATGGTACCGGTTCTGTATTTCCAATTGGAGCAAACATAAGCAATACATTACTTACAAATATAACCGTAGGAGGAGTTCCATCAGGCACTAATTTTCCAACCGGTACATCAATAGAACAAATATTAAGACAATTGCTAGTTACATATATCGCACCGAGTTTATCAAGTTTAGGTTTAAGAGTTGGTGGATCTGATGTACCAACTACTGCAAGAGATGTTGGCGCGTCATTTACAATTAACACAGCTTCATTTACTGCAGGATTAGATAGTCCAGCAGGGTTGTATGCTGTTAGTTCAAGTTTCACAGCTTCAGGTGCCGATGGAGGAACTATTAACTATTATTTTGGTGATAATGTTTTAGGTGGTACAAATAACCTAGGTATTGGTGGTACATATACAATCACAAGAAATACAGCAGGAAGTGTTACATTCACAGTAAACGCAAGAAGACCAGATACTTTTGCT